CATAGTGAACTACAGCGCGTCCGATTTTCTCGGTGGCACGATTCTGCTCGATCCATGGGAGGAATTGGCCTTCCGCAGGTTGTGCGATTTGATTTACATCACAGGCGGCGATGTCCCCGACGATAAGGGGCTCGCGACCTTCACCAAGACAGGAAAACGCTGGCCGAAAATCCGCCGGCGCCTCATCGAACTTAACAAGATCGAGGTTAGGAACGACCGTTTATCCCAGGGCAGATGTCGAGATGAACTAGGGGCAGCCGAGCACCGAATGTTGGCAGCTTCGAAAGCCGGACGTGCATCGGTTGAAAGGCGTAACGCATTGAAAGGACACGATACAGCCTCAACGACCGTTGCAACGGCCGTTGAACGGACGTTGAAAAACCGTACCAACGCAGAGACCAACGACCGTTCAACCAACCATGATCCACGAACCACTATAGAAGAAAGAAAGAAAGAAAGAGGGGGCGCGAAAGACGCGCTGGCGGGCTATGCCTTCGAGGGGCAAACCATCCGCCTTACCCAGCCCGACCTCGACCGATGGCGCCATGCCTACACGCACATCGCCGACATCATCGCCGAACTCACCGCCGCGGATGATTTCTACACCCAAAACCCGCCCAAGGACGGCAAGTGGTTCTTCGCGGCATCCAACTGGCTCAGGCGCGCCAACGAGCAAATCGCAGCGGCGAAAAAAAAGGAAGACGACCTGGCCGATGAGCGCAAGCGCAACATCGCTTCGGGACTCAGCCTGTGAACCGGGCGGACCATCGCCCGAAAGTGACCGGCCGGCAGTTTCGCGGCAAGCCATTACCCGGGCCAGGAGGCGAACGCGGCGGCTGGAGCGCAACGGGTGGCACGCGGAATGCCCCGCCACGGCCCGCAGCCTTCGCCTGGTGCGCAAGTTGGCGGCGCTCACTGTGGGGGGGGGCAAAACAAGAGATGGACACTCACGCCTCATCCTAGGGCCGTACAGGGCATGGTCCGTATCGTGACACCGGAGGACGACCGATGACCGAGGATGCGCCAGGCGGACGAAACGACGGGCGTCCATCCCGCATGGCATGCCGTTTGCCGGGCCCTGGAGGTAGGCTACGTTCGCAAGTCGCCCGCTTTGGTACCCAACTAGCCCAAAGGGTGCCGGAGGGCAAAAAAGTGGGGTATTATGGTACCGCGCTCCCAAGCATACACAGGCACAATCAGGGCGTGATGCCCTATGGCACAATCAAAGCGCTTTGGTGGCATGGGGTATCCTGTTACCGCAGTTGAATGGGTTAGGGCGTGGTGCCCTCGGGCGTGGTGCCCTAGTCACGTTGCCTGGGTCGACGGCGGGACGGGGCGCACCGAGGTAGGGGAGGATTGGGGGAGAGCCGCACTGTGCCGTGCCAACCCATTGATATCATTGCAATGCCAAGCAGAGCGCACGCCCTTGTCCAGGGTGTGCCGAGCGCCCCACCCCTTAGGCACACCCCCTGGGCAGGGGTTCGTCGCATGGGTCCCAGTCCGTCGCTTCACGGTCCCTGGGGTCAAGGTTTTGCGGTTCCGGGCGGGTTGTTGCCCGAGAATGGGCTTCCCCGGGCGCCAGGGCGGGGGTAGGGTCGCGAGGTGTGTTCGGCTGGGTTGGCGAGGCCCGGATTGGAGGAGCCGCGCGCTGGCGGGCACTGGAGGGCGCTGAATGGATGGATCGGTGAGGGTTGTGTTGTCGGAGCGCGAGGCGACGGCGCACCGGCTGCATGTTCTGGACGGGATGAGCCTGAGCGAGGCTGGGGCTTCGATGGGGAAGATATCCAAGCAGCGGGTGAGTCAGTTGGCGAAGAGCGCCAAGCTGAAGTTGGCGGCGGCGGGCGACAGGCCGGTTCGGTTGATGGTGACGGGGATGGATGAGCCGCTGCCTGAGATCGAGTATTTCCGGACGGCGGCTGCGGGGTTGAAGCTGGATTCGGCGCTGGCGGCGGCGATCGAGCGGCGGTATTTGCATGGGGTGCCGGTTGAGGGGGATGGGGCGGCGCTGCGGGAATTGAGCAATGCGGCAGCGTTGGGGCTGATCGACGACCGGCTGCTGCGGCTGTTCGATTATCTGGACGATTACGCGATGGCGCGGTCCACGGGGCCGCAGATCGTGAAGATGATCGAGCAGCTGGTCGGGATGCGGCAGTTGCTGAAGGGGCTGCCGACGAAGATTTTGGATGTGAACGACCGGCGGTCGCTTAACGAGGTTGGCCGGATGCTGGCGGCGGAATTGGAGCGGCGGGCGGCGGTGCCGGGGGCTTCCAATGCGGCTTCGATGATCGACGTGACGCCGGAGATGGTGGAGTAGCCGTGTTCGATCTTTCCCAATTCTCCGCGGACGAGTTGGCCGGGTTGGACGATGAGCGGCTGGCTGGCCTGGCGGCCGACGTGCAGGCGCAGCTCTCCGAGGACCGCAAGGAATCGCAGATCCTCTACTACCGGCCCAACCAGCCGGCGGCGGACAGGATTCACCGGAGCCTGGCGGCGGTCATAGGCGCCGGCGGCGGGAACCGGGCCGGCAAGACCGACACCGTGCTGGCGGAGATCGCGGCGTGTGCTACGGGTATTTTCCCGGAGATGTACGCGGCCGAGTTCGCGGCCAAGTTCCGCGGGCCGATCCGGGCGCGGATCTGCATCGAATCGCTCAAGACGGTGCTCCATCCGGTCCTGCTGCCGAAGTTGAAATGGTGGATGTGGAACGGGATCGACGAGCCGGGCGGGGCCCGGGGCCATTGGGGCTGGATTCCGCGCATGTGTCTCAAGGACGGCGCCTGGGACAAGTCCTGGTCGGAAAAGCTGACGACCCTGACGGTTCTGTGCCGCGACCCGGAGAACCATGGCCGGGTGCTGGGCGAGAGCGTGATTCAGATGATGAGTTTTGATCAGGACGCGAGCGATTTCGCCTCCGGCTCGTTCCACATCGTGCAGATGGACGAGCCGCCGCCGTTCGCTATCTGGCGGGAAAATCAAGCCCGCGTGCTCGACGTGCGCGGGCGCATCTTCCTGACCATGACCTGGCCGGACGACCCTTCGATCCCGGTCGACTGGATCTACGACGAGGTGTACGAGAAGGGCCAGGACGGGCCGAACAAGGCGGCGGGCGTCGAATGGATCGAGTTGGGCAGCCTGGACAATGTGAACAACGACGCCCAGGCCATCGAGGCGGCAACCCAGAATTGGGACGAGCAGACCAAGAGCGTTCGCCTTCGGGGCCAGCCGTTGCGCTTCTCCAACCGGGTCCACCCGCTCTTCACCGACCGCGCCGGCCATTGGTGCTTCACGTGCAGCCGGCCTTGCGTGCCGGACGGCGATTATTGCGGCTGCGAGCGGCGCAGCGCGGATATCGGGGGCTACTGCCACGTGGCCGATTTCGAGGTGCAGCCCCACTGGCCGACGGTCTATCTGCTCGATCCTCACCCGCGCAAGCCGCATGACATGCTCTGGGTGACCGTCGATCCGAATGATGACATGCTGGTGGTCGAGGAGGCCGAGATCGCCGAGGACCCGGCGGGCACCAAGGCCTATTGCGGCGAAATCGAGACAGCCCTCGGGCTTGGCGTCGCCTTGCGGCTCATGGACCCGAACATGGGCCGCAGCCCGGCCGACAGCCGGCGCGAACGGTCCTGGCAAGACGAGTTTGCCGATGCCGGGCTCTATTGCGACCTGGCGGACGACAGCGACGTGGGCCGCGGACGGGTGAACGAAGCCTTGAAGCCCGATGCCATGACCCGCCGGCCCCGGCTCGTCTTCCATCCGCGCTGCACGATCGCGGCGCAGCACATGAAGAGATACGTCTGGGGCGACTTCCGGCGCTCGGCGGATCGCGATTTGAAGCAAGTCCCCAAGGACAAGTACGATGACATGCCGGCGCTCTTGAGGTATTTGATGAACTGGCAGCCGTCGTTTCGCATGCTCTACGGAGGCGCGCCGACGATCCGGCGCCCCGGCAAGAGAAAGGGAGCCTACTGACATGGGCGAGATCGTCAATCTCAAACCGGCACTCGAAATTGCCTACTGGCGATGCAACTGCGGAGGCCAGACGTTCTACGTCCGCAATGACGAAGAACTGGAATGTGCGATTTGTGCGCATGTGGTTCGCGACTGTGGCTTCTGGCGCCTGCCGGCGGGCGTGGAAGCGCCGCGCCAGGTAACGGAGGACGACCCGCCATCCAAGCGGAATTTGGATTTCGGCGATCCGGACGCTGCGTTGCAGAGCGTCCTGCGATTCGTGGACCCGGTGGGAACGGCCGCCGTCGCCGTGCTGCGCGAGAATGGCGCCGTAACCGTCTGGGGCAAGAAATTCGACACGCGGAAACGGCGGGCCTGGCTCAGGCGCAAGCTCGACGATTCCCGCAAGTTCCTAATAGGCGCTTCATGACAGGCACCGCAGGACGGCATGTCATTCACACAAGCGAAGACGCAATCGAGACACCATTCGATATCGAAGCAATCCTGAACGCGTGCCCAAGGCTTTGTGAGAAATGGTGCAATCAACCGTTTTTCCTGGACTTGGATGAGGAGGATCGGGTCGTGATCAAATATTTCGTGATTGGAGACGAAGAAAATGTCTCCTAACCCCCTGCGCCGGATGCGCGCACGCCGGGACACGTTCACGTTCGACGACAAGGCGATCGTCGATCGCGTGCTCAAGTTTTTCGAGGACGACAACGCCGGGCGCTCCGAGGAAAAGGACATGCGCCTGCAGCGCTACGCCAAGTACCGGATGTGGACCGAGGAAAAGGACTGGCCATGGGAAGGGGCGAGCAACATCCCGCTGTCGGACATGCTGGAAAAGGGCCTGCGCGTCGACGACACGCTGCACAACGCCGTCATGTCGACGCGCCCGGTCATCAATGCCGCCGCGGTGGACCAGCGCAACGCCGATGCCCAGGATTCCATCGACCAACTGATCGACTACCAGGTGTTCGTCGAGCAGGCCGGCGAGGAAAAGATCGGCGATCTGGCCAACGCCATGACGACGGATGGCGAGGCCATCGCCTTCATTCCCTGGGTCCGGGAGCTGCGCGAAACGTCCGACTCGCGCACCTTCGGCCCGATCCCCGCCGACGCTTATCCCGCCGATTATTTCCAAATGCTGGTCTCCAGGACGTTCCAGGCCGATACCGCGGCCCAGCAGATCAAGGGCGACGGATGGGATTGGATTCTGGCGACCGGGGACGGCCCGGCGGAGGTGTCGTTCTACGCGGCGGCCGAAGGCGGGCCGGTGGAAATGGTGGTCCGGCGCGAAGCCGTGGTCTACGACGGCCCGCTGATCGTGCAGAAGGAATGGGACGATGTGCTCTACCCGGCGCGCGCCGCCAATCTGCACATCCCGGGCCCGTCCAACCCGCATGGCGCCGGCCATGTGATCTTGGTCGACTATCCGAGCCTCGACGAGGTGCGAAACCTTGCCCGCCACGGCGTTTACGACCGGATCGACCCCGACACCCTGGAAAGCCTGGCGGCATCGGGCCAGGACGGGCGCAATCGGGAGCATAAGGACCAGAAGGATGCCATCCAGGGCACCGCCTCGCGGCCGGGAACGGACGAAAACAGCAAGACAAAGCCGCAAAAGACCGTAACGCGCCTCATGTGTTTCGATGTGTACGACGCGCGCGAGGACGGGAAGGCCGTCGACATGGTGTGGACCGTCATCCTGGAAACCAAGACCCTGGCCCGCGCCAAGCTGCTGACCGAGCTTTATCCCGCCCGAGTTCCGCGCCGGCCCATCGAGCACGAGGCGTTCATTCCGGTCCGGGGCCGGGTCTCTGGTATCGGCATTCCAGAGCTGCTCGAAGGCCTGCACGACGCCATGAAGGCGATTCTCGACCAGACCGTGGACGGCGGCACGATGAAGATCGCCCCGCCGTGGTTCTACCGGCCCTTCGGCGGCATGAAGCCGGAAACCATCCGCCTGGCCCCGGGCGAGGGCTATCCGCTGGGAGACCCGGCCCGCGACGTGCATTTCCCCACGGCCAACACGCAAGCAGAGACCATGGGGCTCAACATGGTCGCCATGCTGGGCCAGATGGAGGAACGGCTCGCGATGGTCGGCGAACTGCAGCTCGGCCGCGTGCCCCAGGGCAAGGCATCGGCCTTGCGGACGGTCGGCGGTATGTCGCTGATCGCCGGCCAAGGAGAGGCCAGGCCCGAGCGCATGTTGCGCCGGTTCTTCGGCCTGCTGGCGCGCATTTGGCGGCAAATACACGAACGCAACCGGTATCACCTGCCCGACGAAAAGCGAATTCGCATCCTCGGCGCCCGCGAGCGCGGCCAGGACGCCTACGCGACCATCCGCCGCGAGATGGTGGACGCGCCGTTCCTGTTCGACTTCAAGGCGAACGTGCTGAACACCTCGAAAGAGGCCATGCAGCAAGGTATCGACCGGGTCATGAGCGTCGGCGTCTCGGCGATCGCCATCCAGCTGGGCATCACACAGCCGGAAGGCTTCTACCGCATGGTGCGCGACCATGCGAAGGCCTGGGGAGCCGACCCGGACCAATATTACACGGAGCCGGCGCCCGGTGCCATGAAGCGCCGGATATTCGCCGAGGAGGCGGTGAGCACCATCATCGACGGCGGTATCCCGGACGGCATGCCGGCCGAGGGCGGGGGCGCGGCCGAGCATTTGCAGAAGCTCATGGCCTTCATGGACCCGAATCAGGATTTGATCGCCGGCAAGGAGGTGGATTTCGACGAGTTCGGCCTGCTCGACGCACCGGAGAAGATCGCGGTTTTCACGCAATACACCAAGGATGTCGCGGAACTGGCCGCCCAACAGCAGCGCGAGGCGGCCCTTAGCTCAGCGGCGGCGCAATTCGGGCAGCCGGGCGCGCAGCCCGCCGGGCCCGGCGGCCGTCCGCCCGAAGGCCCGCCGCAGGACCCCAACGAGCCGGTCATGCAGGGGCCTGGCGAATTGTCGGATGAAAGTCTGCCTGGGGCCGGCGGCGGCGCCAATCCTGGGCTGGGGCTGGCCGGATGACCAGCCTGACCCGCGACGAATTCTCCAAGACCCCGGCCGCGATCACGGGGCGCCGGGAACGGGCGGCGTCGGAGGCCCGGAGTCTCCGCATCATGAGCCAGGCGGCGGTGAGCGCCGGAAATCTCACCGGCCATCCGGCCTGGGATACGTACCTGACGTACCTGCAGGCCGCCATCGAGGCGACAGAGACGCAGCGCGCCGGCTTCCTGGAAAAGCTCGCCGACCCGATGATGGTCGACCACGATTCGATGATCCGCGCGAAACTCGGCCTGAAAGAGTGCGATGGGCGCCTGGCGGCTTGGGCGTCCGCCGTCAGCCTGCCCAAGCAAATCATCGACCATGGCGACAAGGCCAAGGCGCTTCTGGAACAGTTGCCGGAGATTGGCTAAGCGATGAGCGAGTGCAAGCCGATCGGTCCCACCTTTGAGAACGGGGACCAGATGGTCTATTTCGCCCTGCAGGCCCGCGTGACGCGCCGCGTGCTGATGCGCATTCAGACGTTCCTGCTTGACGGCGCGACGGGAAACGTGCAATTGAACATCAGGGACGGCGAGATTCTCGGGGCACATATCAACGAGATTGTCGCCGCTCACGGTCCCGGACCGAGGCGCCGCCGAACGGCCTAGAGCCGAAAAGCCGCTGAAGACAAGGGACCGCACGGCCCGGGTTATCGGACCGCCGAACCCGCCACAGCGCAAGCTGAGGGCGGGTTTTTTCGTTCGGACCATAAACTCCGCCGCCGGGGGGTCGCTGGCGGCAAACCGGTCACAAATCGCACGGGGTGGCGCCGTGCATGGGAGTTCCGATGACGGAAATGACGGGCCCGAAAAAGACGGGACAAGACGACGTTCCTGGCCAGGGCGAGAAGACCGTTCCGTTGGCCGCCTTGCAGGCCGAGACGCGGAAGCGCCAAGAACTCGCAACCCAGCTCGCCGAATTGCGGGGGCGGGTCGAGGGCATGGCAACCGCGCCTCGGCCGGCGGACGAGCCGAAGAAAGAGCTGACCCGCGCCGATCTCAAGAGGGCGGTGGCGGACGACAAGATCACCGAGGACGAGGCCGACGCTCTCTGGGAACAGCAGATCACGCGGAAAGCCGCCAAGGCGGGCGCCGATGCCGCGAAAGAGACGATGGACAGCGGCACGCTCCAGAGCCGTGTCAGCGGTGAGATCGCCCGCTACAAAGGGGCTCTCTCCGATCTGGACGACAAGGAAAGCGCCGCGTACCGGAAGGTCTCGGGGGAATTCGTGCATTTGACCGGCCTGGGCTATGACCGGGACGATCTGCGTACCGAGGTGGCGGCCCTGCGCGCCGCCTTCGGCCCCATCGAATTGCTGGAGACCACCCAGCGCCCGCGGGCCCGGGAAGGGCACCAGGAAACGGGCGGCCGCGGCGGCGAGGCCGACGGCGGTGACCGGCAGGACGGATACCCGCGCGGCTTCCCGGAGCGCATGCGCGCCCACTACGACAAGTTGATCGACCGTGGAATTTACAAGGGCAAGGACGATCCGACTCTCAAGCGCGAGATCGACCGCTGGAAGGCCCGCAATCCCTCGGGCCAGTCTCGGGGCCGGAGCCGCGCCGCCTGATGGTTGCTCTCATCACCCTCGATCGCAACATGACGGCCCGCCAGAGGGCGGGCGCCGCCGAGGCCAGGCCACGGGCCACGGGCCGCTTGGCCGGCGGCTATCTGGCCGACATGGCGGCGCTGCGCAAGGCCATCGCGCTGTGCGTGAATTGCCGGCCGAAGTTCAACGCCGCCGCCCACGGCTACGCGACCCCCGGTAATATTCCGTTCGTCCAGGACAGGTGCGACGGCTGCAAGACGTACAGCACCCGCGCGCACTTCCTTGTCCACCAACCAAGCAGTCCCGTCTGAGGAGACCACCATGGAATACGTCTTTTCAATGTCCGGCAACACGGTCCCGATGCGCCGCAAGTATCAGATCGGCGCCGCTATGCCGGATCGTGGCGTGCCGGTGGTGATCGGCGGCTCCGGCGCCGATGGCATCGAGCTGGCGGCCACGACAACCGCGGCCGATCTGGTCGGCATCACGGTCGATGCGCAGGCGACCTTGGTCACGGCCCAGCAATCGGACAATTCAGACCCGGGCCGCGAGGTGAGCGTGATCATCGACCCGAGCGCGGTCTACAAGGCGCGCCTGTCGGGGGGTTCCACGGAAGGCACGGCGCTGGCTGCCCACACGGTCGACACCCAGAGCACCAACGGGCTCTCGGTCGAGACCGACAC